AAGATGAACGGCGTCGCAGGACGCCCTCAGGTAACTTCTGCCTGGGGGCAATCCGGGTCAGCGATTAGATATAACCTACCTAGTAGCTTAGTTGCTCCAACTGAGGATTTGACTACTGCTCAGAATATAGTAAAAGGAGTTGACGCTGTGACACTTGGAACGGCCGGAACTTCGTCAGCTAGTCTTGGATATTTTGTCAGTGGACAGGGAACGGCATCTGCTGGACAGGTGTTTATTCCTGGCATTCCTGCTGGATGCTCGGCGTCTGGAACTTCTCGTACGAACCAGGCTGGTCACCCTACCATCGTATATGTCCCTCTCAAGTTCTTCTTCACGAAGAATCCTGGTGCCGCTCTCCCCCTTATTGCTCTCCAGTACCACGAAGTCAAGATCAACCTTTTGTGGAACGACAATCAGAGCATTTCTGGAGATTACAACCACGTGCCTGTCCCTGCAAGTCCCTCAAATGCCGCTATCTACACCGATTACATCTACCTGGATGTCGATGAGCGCCGTCGGATGGCCCAGGAGTCGCACGAGTACCTGATTGAGCAGGTCCAGTACAATGAGGACAAGGGTATTTCTGCTTACAATACTCGCATTGACTTGACGTTTAATCACCCTGTCAAGGAACTCGTGTGGGTCGTTCAGCCTACTTGCTACCGCTCTTGCAAGGCGCCCATTCCTGGTGCGCCTGGTGGAGCCCCTATTGCAAACTTATCGGCAACTGCAAGGGGGGCTCGGTACCAGGACTCTACTACCGGCGCTACTCCCGCAACTGTTGGAAGATCATATTCTGCTACACTTGGTATTCCCGCCTACCAGAACCCTAATCCTACCTTACGATCCCAGAACGTCAATCGCCTCACGCCTTTCACGTATGACCAGGTAGCCGTGTACAAGCAGCACCTCCAGATCAACGGCCAGGACCGCTTTGATCCTCGGTTTGGCGATTACTTCAACAAGGTCCAGCCATACCAGCACCACACTGGAAGCACCAACTCTACCTACAATATCCAGTATGTATCTGATGAAACTCCTGCGACTGAAGCTGGTAACACTGGTGTTGGAAACATGATGTTCCAGTCCATAGGCCAGACTCGTCAGCCTGGTATTTACTCTTACTCGTTTGCCCTCAAGCCTGAGGAGCAGCAGCCTTCTGGAACCTGCAACTTCTCTCGCATTGATACCGCCACCCTTGTTATCGAGATGAGCGGCGATGCCTATATCAATGACACAACTGACTCCACGTGGGGTGTCCGCGTTTATGCCATCAACTACAACATCCTCCGCATTATGAGCGGAATGGCCGGACTTGCCTACTCCAACTAAAGTGTTGGAACTATACAAATGTCTGCGGTTCCTCCTCAAACTCCAGAATCCCCAACTGCTTCGGCATCTGTAAGTCTCAAGCCTGAGCATGTTGCATACGGTCTTATTGGGTCTCTTCCCATGCTTTTGTTCTCTCTCGGTGCGGCAAAGCTGTCATATGATAAGTTTCAGTCTTTTGGGTGGGCAGTGTTGGCGTTCATATTCAGCGGAATCTATTATCCCTACTACGCGTTCTTCATAAGCACCGCTGCTCCTCCCGCGATGGTCGCGGCAGGTCGGCGTTTACACAAATGGTAAAGTAAAAACAGGTCTTTCAAAAGACCAAATATGAGCGTTTGAAAAACATTCATATTTAGTTTTATATTTATTTCAATCCGGATTAGAACTACCACTCCATCTGGATATCCTCGATGCGACACATTGTTCCGTCGTTTTCAGCCAACTTTGCGTTTACCGCATCGATCTCCGCTCCGAGTACCGATTCGTCTTCCGCCTTATCGCCTTCAGGCAACTTCGTCTCGTCAATGAGAATATCCACTAATCCGGTTCCACACGGCGGTTTCTGTCCGAACATGATGTTCGCCGACACGCCCTTCATGCTATCAAACTCCCCACTCATAGCGGCATTAAACAGAACCTTCGAAGTCTCTTCGAACGACGATCGAGCAAGAACACCGGAATCGCTCTTACTCATTCCGAATCGGTCGGCACTCAAGATATATCCTGGAAATGTCATTGTATCAATAAGCGTGATCATATGGTGATAGTTCACGTAGGCTCCGCTGAATACTTCCATGAACTCTTCGTACATTGCCCCGCGAACAGTCTCAATCCCAAACACTTCCAGAATCTCGTGAACGTCATTTGAGAAGGAACGCATCGGGTCTACGTTCGGAATAGTGGACAGATCCAGCAAGTTTGTCCCTTCCACATCGATCACAAACTGTTTCTGGGCCACATATCCTCCAATCGCAGCATCATAAGATAACTCGGACTTGACTTCGCGAGGGTATACTCGCCCAATACCGTCTACACCAGTCAGAACGGTATCTAGCATCTTGTCTTCGATGAATCGCAAAGATAGAGCGTTCTTTGCAATCTCAGAGCCAAACGTTACGCGCACAACCAGTTTGTGTGAGTTCATGTCGCTAGTAATACAATCGAACACTTTCAGAACCCTGTTGTTCTGAATCTTGGCCGCGAGAGATGTGATATCAATGTTGCGCGCCTTCATTTCCACACGATCAAGTTCTAGGCGCATAATCCATCTCGATACGTTCTTATCGTCTCCGTTCGTGACACAGAACTTCGCATACGAACGCAGGACTTCTACGTCTTCACGAACTGCAGTGCCTGGCGAAGTAGGATTCGGGTCATAATAAATGCGAACGGATGTTGTCACGTCTCTTAGCGTTGTTTTCTGAACCTCTTTCATCATTCCAATCGTAAGATCTCGCGACTGAGATACTTCTGGAGACAAATACACGACATTCGCAGGATTCTTGGGATTGTGCGAAACACTCAGGAGTTCAATGATGCGCGGCACTCCTTGGGTTGCGTTCGCTTTTACGGTTCCAGCAGAGTGGAATGTGTTTAGAGTAAGCTGAGTAGTGGGTTCGCCAATAGACTGAGCCGCCAAAGTTCCTACCATTTCTCCTGGGTGGACTCGCGCCTTGATATACTTGAACCGAACTTCGCGGAGGATTTCATCGAACATATCCTTTGAAAGACGCAGCTTCAAAATAGACTTTTTGGGCGCAAAGTAGTAGCGCAGGAGAATATGAAATAACTTATTGTGTTTCAACCATTCCTCACTGCAAAGAGAAGCCAACTCGGTGTTCACGTATGACGGCGTAAGGTCTGTCTTCACGGCATATGGATTGTTCGCTTTCTCGGAAATACGGCGGAGGTTGACAGGAGCCATAATCTTTGTTGACTTTGTGTATCGCAGAACGTTCTTCACGAGAAACTCTCGGTCTTCCAAAATCTGATCAATCATGTCAGTGCCTTCAACCTCGCCACTCACAACACTCGCAAACTCGGCCGGTGTTGCTCCAAAATCCATGAATATCTGTTCCATCGTCATTAATCCCAAACTACACTCCTGGGCCTCAATGTTCACGCTATCAATGCCATCACCAGCGTACTGGAACTGGACAATAGAGTTGTTAGCGTCACGCACAGTTCCATCGTATGCTACATGTAGATCCTCCATCGTCTTCACGAGCTTACGCTGAATATACCCCGAATCGGAAGTCTTGACGGCAGTATCAATAAGACCTTCACGCCCAGCCATTGCGTGGAAGAAGAACTCGGCGGGACGCAATCCTGTAATGAAACTGTTCTCTACAAATCCTCGCGATTCAGCTCCGTGATCGTATCTCGCAAAATGAGGGAGTGTTCGGTCTTGAAGGGTATACTGAATACGCCGTCCAGCGATAAGCTGTTGTCCCAGAAGACCCATCATTTGAGCGATATTGAGATCAGAACCTTTAGATCCGGACACTACCATTTCTAGCATTCGGTTCTTCTTCGGAAGACTGTCCATAATCTTCTTAATAAGCTCTGACGATGCGTCTTTCAGGGCATTCACGACCTGGTTTTCAAGTTCCTCTCCGTCTGGACGCCCAGAGTTATTCAAGAAAGTTCCCGAATGAACGCTTGACAGAATATCTCCAACGGCTTTGCGTCCTTTCTCTAATGAAGTTTGAATCGTCTTTTCCACTTCTCGACTTCTCACGAGATCGGATGAACCAACAGAGAAGCCAGAAAACAGATTGTACTTCGTGACTACATTTTGTACCTCATTGATGAACTGTCCGCACCGTTCAGGACCGAAATCGTTATAGATTACATGTAGAATGCCGTCTATCAAGTTATCTTGCGATCCTCCAAATGCGCTCTTCTTCAGAACACCTTCCGTGAGTTGTCCGTCGCGAATCTTAATGCTTCCATTGAAATCCATTAAGGGAAACGTGCTTGAAATGAGTTCCTGACCAGTTAGTGGCTGGTTCTTGCGAGTGAATACGGAAAGAGGCTTCTTTGTGCGTGAGAGAATGTTCATTCCAATATGTTCGGGGACCTTCACTTCTTTCTGTGAAATGCGGAATGCCCCAGTCAAGGTATCCTGGAAGATTTCAATGATCGGAGAGTTGGTTCGTGGAGATACGATCTGTCGAAGGACCGAGGCCAGAAACTTTAGTTCTGTGGCTGCAGCGATGCTCTGAGGAACGTGCATGTTCATCTCGTCGCCATCAAAATCGGCATTGTAAGGTCGTGTCGCAGAAACGTTAAGACGGAATGTTGAGTACGGCAGAATCTTTACGCGGTGGCATTCCATAGATGCCTTGTGAAGTGAAGGCTGACGGTTGAATAGAACCACATCGCCATCGATCAAGTGACGATGAACGATATCTCCCTGTGTTAGGTTTAAGGTATCTGTCTTCATGTATCGCAGACTCAGGGTCTTTTGCTCTTCGCGAATGTATACAGATTTTGCGCCTGGATACTTTAGAGGACCGTTTGTGATGTACTCCATAAGACGATCGCGGTTGTATGGCGTGACGATTTCAGGGAACGTCAAGTTCATTGCGATCTCCTCGGGAACTCCAAGCTCGTCCACATCAATATTTGCGTCTGGTGTAATGACAGACCTAGCAGAGAAGTCGACGCGCTTTCCCATAAGGTTTCCACGGACACGTCCAGCCTTGGCTCCCATACGGGATTTGAGTGTCTTCAAAGGACGGCCTGAACGCTGGGCGGCAGGGGGAAGTCCCTTGATATCGTTGTCCACATATGTCGCCACATCAAACTGAAGCATAGCCGAATACTTATCAATGACGTCTGCGGACTCGCCCTTGTCGATCTTCTCGCGAAGACGCTGATTATTGCGAACGATGTCAATCAGCTTATGCGTCAAATCATCTTCCATACGCTGATTGTCGTCCATAACTACAGACGGACGGACAGTTAGCGGCGGAACGGCGAGAACAGTGCAAACCATCCAATCTGGACGACTGAACTTGGCATTGAATCCAATCGCGTTGACGTGTTCACCGCGAATACGCTGGAAACACCGAAGAATGATTTCAGGCTGAAGATCTATCGGAACCAGCGGATTCTTATCATTCACAAAGAACTCGGCAGATAAGGAGGCAACAGTGTTTTCCAGTTTTTCAACTCGCTTGATCATATTGCTGCGACAGTGGGGACACGGATACTCTCCAGCAGGTGTCTTCTGCTTGTTCTTGAACTGAATGGTGGCATCGCGCACCGCAGAAAATCTGTCCATTCCCTTAAGAGTCTTTGGAATGTCATTAAGCTTATCGTCGGTCATGTACGGATTTGAGCAGTTAAGACAAATGACTTGGAGAACATTGCGGATCGTGTCGATGAACTGATAGAGGTATACTGGACGAGAGAGCCGAATGTGTCCAAAATGACCTGGGCAAAGTAGATTCGTTTGCTTACATGTGGCGCACACTTTGCCGTTTTCAATAACGCCAAACCGAGAATCAAACACGCCGCCGTTCACAGGTGCCCCAGCCTGATATGTCTTATCAGTAGTTACCTCAACGACGCTGCGTGATGTGATTTCCTCTGGGTTCGCAATACCGAACTGAACGCCGATAATAGTGTCGCCCATTCTTTCTATTACTTACTGCTCGGTCTATATTCTTTCGTTTTCAAGCAGCGTGAGTAAGTTTTAGAGTTAAAATCCAAAAATCGTCGTCGCTTAGTATTTCGTCCATAAACTCAGGAGAATAATCGTCTTCCATACTTTCAATCCAAAGCTGAAACTCTTTTCCTTCGCGTTTTCGGAACTTGACCTTTTCTTTTATTTTCATTCTTTGTAAGTCGTGAAACACCTTGTGCAAAAACACCTGGACAGTATAAGGCTCGTCGCTCTCGTCCATGAAGTTGCGCACACTTGATTCCCATAGGTCCATTCTATTGTATTTTCACACAGAATAGTAATATGCCGAGAAAAACACTGAAACTAAAGGCTGTGCGTGCTTCTCACAATCCTCAAAAGAAATGGGACGCTGTTTTTGATAGGGAAGGATTATTTTACTGAATAGTGTGTTTCGACTTCCTCCATTTGTTTTGTAACCCTTTTATACTTTTAATAAATCTTTTCCAATCATTTTCCCATATTTCAATAAGATTAAACCCCTTTTCAACTATAAGTTTTGATTTTGCTATAGTTTGATTATATAGTTCACCATAAGTTACACCAACTCTTTGATTTATTTCAGTTCCATCATATAATTTTGGATTGCCGTGCCAGAAATCTCCGTGAAATTCAAATATTGTGTTTGAAGTTTTTATATAACCATCTGCTTTATATCGGGTGTTTGGAATTACAAATTCACCTAAATTTCGTGCATGTTGTATCTCGGTTAAATATCTCTTTTCCATAAATAATAACCAATCCATACTTATACCAGAATATCTATTAGAACACTTTTGACATTCTTTACCTACTTTATGTAAATAAGGTAGTATGTCAAATTCGCCATGTTTTTTACAAATAACGGTTATTGGTTTTGAACCACCTTCCCATACTACTGAAGAGTAATCATATTTATCCCCATATAGTTTTATAAATTCAGGTTGATATTCATCAAAGTTCTTTAATTTTGCAAGTCTTGAGGATTCTTTACCACACACAGGACATCCTTTACCGCGTAAATGATTATTTGGACTTATGCTAAATACTCCATGTGTTTTACATATTACATTTACTTTACTTACTGCATTAACATAGTCGGTAGACGAATAATTATACATATTTTCATGAACATTACTAGCCTTTGAGACAAATTCTCTTTTACATTTTGCTTTTAGTTCACTCATTCTCCCAATTAAACCTAAATTTAATTCATTTGAAGAAGTTCTATTTTCTCTACCACAGGCACCACACCCATAGTTCAAATGGTTAGGAGGAAATATTTCAATTTCACCATGTTTTTTACATATAATAATAACTTTATTATTAGAATCTATATAATCAACTTTGCTATAATCAAATGTATTACCCCACTTTTGTATAGCGTTTCTAATAAATATCTCTGTATTATGTTTATTATATTGTATTTTATTTTCTTTTGAACACTTTTGACATCCTCTACCGCTTTTATGGTCTTGGGCTCTTATTATAAAGTCGCCGTGTATATTACATATTACATTAATTTCATTATCCGACCCGTTCCATATAACCTTAGAATAATCATATTTATTATTATGTAGTTTTACTAATTGTTCTCTATATGTTTCCCAAAGTATTGACATTCTTATTCGTGTATTTTCTATAGCACATTTTTTACATCCACCGCCATTGAGATGATGATTTGGTGTTTGTTGAAATTCTCCATGTTTTTTACAAATAATAGTTATATTATCTGTAGCGCTAACATATATTGATTTAGAATAATCATATTTATTATTATGAATTTTTTGTGATTCTTGTTTGAATTTTTGTTTAGCTTTTTCTATTCTTTCTTTACCTAACCTTTCATGAGCACATTTTTTACATCCGTCGCCAGATAAATGTTTATGGAAAGATTGTTCAAATATACCGTGTGAAGAACAAATTATACTTACGCGAGTATCCCTCTTAGGAAGTTCTTTTATGAGTGAGTAATCAAACAAATTATTGTGTAGTTTGTTTGCTTCTTCTATATACTGCTCCTTTGTTCTCTTGCCTACCATAGTTTTTGTTATTTTATTCATTACTATTTGTTGTATCCGTTTTTAAATATTGATTCTAAACAATGAAGACACGAAAACTTAAACTCAAGTCTGTAGTAAAATCACATATTCCAAGCAAAAAATGGGACGCAGTGTTTGATTATCCGGACGGACACACAAAGACTATTCCGTTTGGAGCGAGAAAACAAATAAACGGAAAATGGGTTGACATGTCGGATTACACGAAACACAAAGACAAAACTCGTAGGGCGCGGTATTTGCAACGCCATAAGGGTATGGGAGAACACTGGAATCAGCCAGACACTCCAGGTGCCTTATCAAGATGGATTCTTTGGGGTCCTTCTACTTCTTTTCGTCAGAGCGTGAAGGCATACAAGAAGAGGTTTCATTTATAACTTTTGTACTATCACTTGACTGAAGTAAATCGTTGGTCTTGCCAAAACTAGTATTCTGTCAGAATATTCATCTAGAAACTTATTAACTCCAACAACTGTTTGGGGCCATTTATCATAATAATCATCAAATATGATATATCCGCCCGACTTAACTTTTTTGAACGACATGACTCCATCTCTATATACGTATTCTGTTTTGTGGTTTCCATCAACAAAAACTATATCAAAAAAGTTATCAGAAAATGTAGGTACTATATTATCCGAAAATCCACGATGAACTATACACTTATCAAAATATGGGGCAATATTATTCATAGCTGTATTGTATTTTATATCTTGTTGCCCTTTATATTCTGGATATTCGTCGTAATCCTGCCACGGATCTACACAATACATTTTTGATTCAGGATGGGCACAATATGATTTTGCTACGTCTATAATATTAACTCCTTCTGACACTCCTATTTCTAAATATTTGATCGGTTTGAACTCAATGGGTATATATTTATTCCATTTGATTCCTGGATTGTCTCGAACCCACTGGTAAGGGTCCTTTTTCCTGAATGAAAGAGGAGTGATAGACATTTACATAATAAATACATGTTTAAATCGGTGGGATGCCGGAGTGGTTAACGGGGGGGTCTTAAGAACCCCTGCTTTACAGCGCGCGGGTTCGATCCCCGCTTCCACCAATATTCTTCATATTCCAGTTGAACAAATGAATATACGCAAACGCAATAGTTCCGATCACGACGGGGTACCAACTCTCCATTCTGATTTGAATGCGTTATTGTTTTATTCGGTCTGGGCCGCAGTAGTCTCTGTACTAGAAGTTGCCTCAGGAGTTGGCGTTGGCTCAGGCTGAGGCGCAGGAGTTGGCTCAGGAGTTGCCTCAGGTACTGGCGTTGGCTCGGGAGTTGCCTCAGGTACTGGCG